TCTGTTGTGTTATCGCTATGGCATGAAATCACCAACTTGGCTACAAAGTTACGTAGAATCACTGGACATCCAGCCGTTAGGTCGTTACCGATCTGACTGTCCTGTCTGTGCCAGAAAGAATACGTTTAGCGTAAGTGACGACGGACTGCAAAGACTGTGGTATTGTTTTCACGCTGACTGTAATGTATCTGGACGGACAGGTGTTACCCTGACTAAAGAGTTTGCGAAACATGCCCTCTCTAGGTCACAGGCTAATGCGCCTGTTCCCCGTACTAGTAACACTTACGAATTGCCGGACACTTTTGTTAGTCTTTCCCGTAACTTAGATGCAGAACTTTATGTTCGATCTGTACATGCGTACGATGCGTACTTGTCAGGTCGCGCAGACATTCGTTATGATTTCAAAAGAAACCGTGTCGTCTTTATTGTCAAGGATGGCAATAAGGTTGTTGATGCGGTAGGTAGAGCAATGGATGGAAGGAGTCCAAAATGGTATCGATATGGAAATAGTAAATGTCCTTTTGTTTCTGGCAATGGAGAACGTGGTGCCTGTGTTGTGGAAGATGCTGCTAGTGCTTGCAGTGTTAGCGGTGTTGTCGCGGGGGTGGCCCTCTTAGGCACAAATTTGTTAGAAGAACACATACAACATCTATCTAAATACCACAGAGTATTTGTTGCACTTGACAAGGATGCAACTGACAAGGCAATTGACATGGTAAAGACCTTGTGTAGAATAGTTCCAACCAAACTCATGGTATTATCCCGTGACTTTAAGAACATGACAAAGGACGAAAGAAATGACTACCTACGAAACTACATCGATAGATAAACAGATATTAGGTTTCTGTCTCAATGCCGACTTCTTTGGTCGGGTAAAGAACATCATTGACAGGTCTATGTTTGACAGAGAAATGCGTGATATATTCGACACGTTGACGTTCTCTCACACAAAGTATGGAAAGGACTTAACAAAGTCAGAACTAAGTAGTTTGTTTAATGATCGCAATCCGGCTATGCCAGAAGCAACCCGTAGTAAGGTGCATGAAACTATAGCCAAACTTGATGCGGGTAATGCTGACAATGCTGACTTACATCTTGATTTGGTACACAACTTTTGGTTGCGTGATCGCGCTCGTCTCATTGGTGAGAAAGCAATTGATATTTTCACGGGTGATAGTGAGGAGTTTGGTGAGTTACGTAGACTGATTGATACCGTAGAGGATGGACGCATCAGTGACAAAACTACTTACACTAAGGTAGAAGATGATTTAGAGTCCCTGTTAGACAACGAGGCTGGTGATCCCGACTTCCCTTTTGACTATGACCTGATTGCGGAGAACGTGTCAGGTCTGGACAGGGGTAACTTAGGTATATTGTTTGCAAGACCCGAAGTTGGTAAAACTACATTCTGTTGTTTTCTCGCTGCATTGTACATCAAGCGAGGATTCAAGGTTGTATATTGGGCAAACGAAGAACCTGCACCAAAAATCAAACTGCGTATAATACAGTCATACTTTAGTTTGACTAAACAACAAATGGTAGAAGACAGACGTAATCTCTCACTAAAGTACATTGATGAGATAGACCCTTTGTTGACAATCATGGATTCTGTCGGCACTTCTGTTGAAGAGGTGGATGAGTATGCTAAGTTAAACAAGCCGGACATTATGTTCTGTGATCAGCTTGATAAGTTTCGTATATCTGGTGAGTTCAATCGTGGAGATGAGCGTTTGAAAGAAACCTATGTGTATGCTCGTGAGATAGCCAAAAGAAACAAACTTCTTATGTGGGCAGTTAGTCAGGCAAGCTACGATGCACACGACAGGCAGTGGATTGATTATGCCATGCTTGACAACTCACGTACTGGTAAGGCTGGTGAGGCTGATATCATCATTGGTATTGGCAAGACAGGATCAAGCGAGGTAGAGAATACCGTCAGACATATCTGCATATCCAAAAACAAACTGAATGGTTGGCATGGTATGATCAACGCGCAGATTGATATTGATACGGGAGTATATTACTGATGGCAAAGCACGGTGATGTCAGAGAAGATGGGATGGTCTTCTGGGGCATGTCTGGTAAGCATGAAGATTGGAGAAGCCCAGATAAATTCTATGCCGCCAAAAAAAGAAACCACGATCATAAAACACGTTTGAAAAAAATACGACGACGATGGCTCAACATGTACAAGGTGCGTAAGGGATGTAGTATATGTGGTTACAGCGAAAACTCTGCCGCTCTTCAGTTTGATCACCTAGACCCATCTACTAAAGTTCGTGACGTATCTAATATGATAACCTTGAAATTGAAACGCTTGATGGATGAAGTTAGAAAGTGTAGGGTTCTTTGTGCAAACTGTCACATGATACACACGTTTGGAGAGGACAAATGAACGTACTGACCTTCGATGTGGAAACAACCCACATACAGAAAGAAACGGGTGGGACAACAGCACTGCCATACTTTGGCAATCGTCTTGTATCTATTGGGTACAAGCGTTTGTCATCCCCTCACATACATTACCACTGCTACTACCATGCAGACAGGAAACCTCACGACTTTGCACCTGAGTTGTTTCAGGAAGCCCTTGACGAGGCTGACATGATTGTGGGACATAACATCAAGTTTGATCTATCGTGGATAAGAGAATGTGGTTTCGTTTTTGATGGAGAAGTGTATGATACAATGGTTGCGGAATATGTTTTGGCAAAGGCCCAGCGTTGGCCTCTTGGACTTGCTGCTGTTGCAGAAAAGTATGACGTTACCCAAAAGGAGAAAGACCTTGTGGCACCGTATCTCAAAGAGGGCAAGACCTTCTACGACATACCGTGGGAGATAGTAGAGGAGTACGGTAAGGCTGACGTACTTGCTACAGAAGAAATAGCACTAAAACAGCTTGATGCCTTTGGCACTACATTTGAGGAATTATACAATGCAACGGACTTTACTACCGACACTACGGCTGTCGCTTGAAATGACAGAGACGCTCACGGAGATAGAGCGTAACGGTTTAAAAATAAACCTAGATACACTAAAACAAATTGAGACAGAGTTTCAGACAGAACTGGATGAACTAGAGATACGTCTGAATGAAATGGCGCGGGAAGCAATGGGGGATACTCCCATCAATCTTGCCAGCCCAGATGACCGTAGTATTCTTCTTTACTCCCGTAAGGTGAAGGACAAGAAAGAATGGTCACGCATGTTCAATCTGGGTCATGAGATGCGTGGTGCCACCATGAAACCAAAGCAGCGTGTGCGGATGAAAAGAAGCGTGTTTGCTTCCACAGTTCGCCGCATGACTGATGTAGTTAAAAAGACTGTTGGTAGTAGATGTGCAGGATGTCTTGGTCATGGTAGAGTTCGCCCTGTCAATAAGAACGGACAACCAAGTAAAGTTTTACGTGTTTGTAAATTTTGTAAAGGTGTTGGTGTAATCTACACACCCACACGAGAGGTTGCCGGATTCAAACTGGTGCCTCGTGACACGTTTGATACTGCCGCTGCTGGATTTAAGACTGATAAAACTACGTTAGAAGATAGGTCAATAGAACTATCCGGGCAAGCAAAGGAGTTTGCCACCGCATACATACGTTACAATGCCTTACGTACTTACCTAAATACTTTTGTAGAGGGAATGAAAAACAATGTTGATGCAAATGGTATCATCCATCCAGAGTTCATGCAGTGTGTTACAGCGACGGGTCGCCTTTCGAGCCGCAATCCTAACTTTCAGAATATGCCACGAGGTAATACCTTTGCAATACGAAAGGTTGTTGAGAGTCGGTTCGATGGTGGCTACATACTTGAGGGGGATTACTCGCAACTAGAATTTAGAGTGGCTGGCTTTCTTGCAAAGGATAGTCAAGCATACATAGACGTAAAGGATGGCACAGATGTTCACCAATATACTGCAGATATTATCGGATGCAGCCGACAAGAAGCAAAGGCACATACCTTCAAGCCTCTATACGGCGGCACCACCGGAACAGAAGCCCAACAACGCTACTACAGAGCCTTTAAAGAAAAGTATGAAGGGGTATCCATCTGGCACGACAAACTCCAGCGAGAGGCCGTTAAAACGAAGCAGATCACCCTTCCAAGTGGTAGGCAGTATGCTTTTCCCTCTGCGCGGTGGACAGAGTGGGGTACAGCCACAAACCGCACGGCGATATGTAATTACCCTGTTCAGGGTTTTGCTACTGCTGACCTTCTTCCTACTGCTCTTGTTCGTTTGAGCAAGATGATGAGAGTAAGAAAACTAAATTCTGTTATTTGCAATACTGTACACGATTCAATAGTGTTGGATGTACACCCTGATGAAAAAGACGCTTGTATCAAGCTGTTAGAATACGCAATGTTATCATTACCTACAGAGAGCGTGAACCGATATGGAATTGAATATGACATGCCTGTCGGAATAGAATTAAAGATAGGAAAGAATTGGCTTGACACTGAGGTCGTTAATCTGTAAGATCGTTTTACACCCCTGATTTTAAGGAGAATGAAAAGTCATGGAAACAGGAACAGAAGTAATGGAAATTGATAATATCGATGCAATTGTTGCAGCATTCAACGATGATAACGTTGAGGCACTAATGGAAGCAAGCGGTCAGGGCGGTAATAATAATCGTCAAGTCGGTTTGCCTCGCATAAATATAAATTACGATGCAGAGACAGAGGATGGTATACCTCTAACTCGTGGCACGTGGAAGATGTATTTGGATGGTAGGTTTATTTACGCCGATAAAGTAAACATCCGTCCCATTTTGCGTACCTTTGAGTACAGCGTTTGGGATCAGGAGAGTGGCACATTCTCTTCTAAGTCAGTGCAAAAGACAAGCCTGTCTGGTATGTTTCCAGACACGACTGGCGGTAACAAATGTGGTAGACTTACACGAGATGAAGAGGATCGTTTGTCAAAGGATGATCTAGCGTATCTACACTCCCGTTCAGTCGTATGTAATCAAGTTATCTACGCTAAAATAAGCGGCAGTTTTACCACTGCTGAAGGCACTGCCGTAGATGTTGTAGATCAACCAGTGGTTGCATATTTCAAACGATCTGGATTCAAACCTATCTCTGACTTTATTGACAGCTTGTCCAAGCAGAAGAAGCTGATGCAGAAGTGTATTGTTTCTTTGACTACTCACAAGCATAAAAAGGGTAGTGTAACTTATTGGACTCCAGTCCCTGCCCTTGTGGGTGAAGCAGACATAACAGATGAGGATAAGCAACTCATGTCTATGTTTGCTGAAACTGTAAAGGGTCATAACGATAATGTTATGAATCAACACCGTGAAGCGGCAAAGCTCGTTGCTGACGATGACGACATCGATTTGGCTTCGGACTTTGAAAATGCTAACGCTGCTTAAAATACAAGACCACATGGTCAATGCTTTGCGGGGGGAAACTGATGTCTCCCCGCAATCAGTTAAGGACTTTGCCCAAGAGTGTTCAGAAGCGGCAGAGCGACAACTTGTGCGTAAACGGGGGGATTTTCGTATTCGCATGTCAGGACTTGGTCGTCCTCTTTGCCAACAGGTGTTGGAGAAGAATGGCATCAAAGAAGATATGGAATACAACACCCTCTTCAGATTCATGTTTGGTGATCTCACAGAATCTATACTGATGCTGATTATGAAAGAAGCGGGTGTAGAGATAGTGGACTATCAACGAGCCGTTGAATTAAAAATAAATGACACGATTGTAACTGGTACGCTTGATGTCATCATACGAGATGAACTTGGTGTTGAAAAAGTATGGGATGTCAAGTCGGCTAGTGATTGGGCTTTTAATTATAAATTTACTGGTATAAATGGTGGATACGAAAAGCTAAAGGAAGATGATCCCTTTGGTTATGTTATGCAAGGGTTTCTTTACGGAGAGGCCACAGGGTTGCCCTTTGGTGGGTGGATTGTAGTAAACAAATCCAACGGCATGGTTGCAATTGTAGAGGTGCCGGACTGGGTTCAGGATGATAAAGAAGCCTATTTAAAGGATGCGGAAGAGCGCGTAAAATTTCTTACAAATCCTGATGTAAAGCCGTTTATTCCTTTCAAATCAGAACCAGAAACTTATCGTCGTGATGGCGAAACAATAAAGACAGGAAACAAACTCCTTCCAAGAGAATGTAATCTGTGTGGTTACCGTTATCACTGTTGGCCTAACGCTGTTCTTCACGGTAAGGTTACATCAAAAGCAAAGAACCCCCCTGTTGTATGGTACGATAAACTCAAAAAGAAAGAATTGTAGGATGCCGTACTTATTTGTGAAAGACTATGAGGTGGAACTCATGGAGTTAAACAGCGACCTCAGTCATGTGTACATAGAGTCTAGTTCTGGTACAGGTGGGGAACGCAGGGTTACTCGTTTGCGTTTACATGAAAAAGGTTTGCCTCTTACTCTTGTAAATCATTATGGTAAGGACGGTCATTTAACTTCTGATACGGATGCAAGAGACATTAAAAAGGTAGAAACGGATTTGCAACATATCAGTAGACGTTCATTTTCAGGAGCTTATGTATGTGTGCCGATGCACCCTTTGACAAAAGAACTTACCAACATAGAAAAGTATTCCCCCAAACTGGCAGGGTACCTAGAAAAAAGATTAATATCGATAGGGGTAACCTTTTGAATAATAAAATAAAATACAGGTCCAAGTTTGAACTTAATCTAGCAAAGACCTTAACAGCAAACAACATTGAGTTTCAATACGAAGAAGAACGGTTTGAATACATACCTGCTCCCCGTCATTATACTCCAGACTTTTACTTTCCCGAAACAAACATCTACGTTGAAGCAAAGGGACACTTAGATAAAGGGGATCGTGTTAAGATGATACTGATGAAACAACAGCATCCTGAACTTGATATTCGTTTTGTTTTTATGAATGCAAAGAATAAGATTTACAAGGGTAGCAAAACAACATACGCTGCTTGGTGTACACGATATAATTTTGAATGGGCTGAAGGGTCTATTCCTATGGAGTGGGTAAAAAAATGACTATCGACGAAACAGAACTAAACAAACAAGTAGAGATTATGTCTTTATTACCCGATAGATATTACATCATACTCAAACCTCTTGATGGTGAAAACTTTACTTTGACAGCGTATGATACAACAAGTAAGACCTATGAGAATGAAGAAGACTTCAACCCTGCTATGATTATACAAGAGGGTCTTATGGAAACCCTAAGAGAAAAACTTGATGATGTATATGATAGAGGTGCAGCCTCAATAAAATTCAAACAAACTGCAGAGTCTATGATAGAAGAAGCTGAAGAAGAATTTAAACATCAATTTGATGATAATGTAATTAAAGTTGATTTTGGAAAGAAACAATGAAACACGAAGAGTACATGGTAAAAAGATTGAGAGAAGAACAAGATGCTGTTAACAAACCGCCACACTACAATCAAGCAGGTGTCGAGTGCATTGAGGCAATCGAAGCGGCGACAGACAATGGGTTTGAATATTACCTGCAAGGAAACATCATCAAATACCTCTGGAGATACCGATACAAAAACGGAATCGAAGACCTTAAAAAAGCACAGTGGTACCTAAACAAACTGATCAAAATAAAAGAGGAACAATAGATATGAACAACATGCTGCCCACACCATATCAGCAATTTATTCACAAATCACGTTATGCTCGTTGGATTGACGACGAAGAAAGGCGAGAGGATTGGGATGAAACTGTATCCAGATATATTAGCTTTATGGATAATCATGTGCGTAATAAACACAATTATATCATACCAAGTAAATTGAGGTCTGAAATTGAAGATGCTATTTTAAGTCTCAAGGTTATGCCATCAATGAGAGCAATGATGACTGCAGGTCCGGCTCTTAGTCGTGACAACGTATGTGGATACAATTGTAGTTACATTCCTGTTGATAGTCCTCGTTCTTTTGATGAGTGCATGTACATATTGATGTGTGGGACTGGTGTTGGATTTAGTGTGGAGAGAGAAAATGTTGATAGACTACCTGTGGTATCTGATAATTTTAGTGATTCTAGTACCGTAATTACTGTAGCGGATAGCAAGCCGGGATGGGCTAAAGCTTACCGTGAGTTAATTGCACTACTGTACGCAGGACAAGTTCCCTCTTGGGATACATCTGGTATTCGCCCTGCAGGTGCGCGGCTAAAGATAATGGGGGGTAGAGCAAGTGGTCCCCAGCCTTTGATTGACCTGTTTAATTTTACGGTGGAAATATTCAAGAAGGCTGCTGGACGTAGATTGTTTCCTATTGAGTGCCACGATCTCATGTGTAAGGTGGGAGAGGTAGTTGTTGTAGGGGGTGTTCGCAGATCAGCCCTGATTAGTTTATCTAATCTTAACGACGATCAAATGCGCCACGCCAAAGCCGGATCGTGGTGGGAGACAGAGGGTCAACGTGCGTTGGCAAACAACTCTGTTGCGTACAAATCAAAGCCGGAGATGGGTACGTTTATGCGTGAGTGGCTTGCCCTATACGATAGCAAGTCGGGTGAGCGTGGCATGTTTAATAGGGAGTCTGCCGACAAGCAAGTGGCTCGTAATGGTAGGCGTGAGACAGGACATATGTGGGGTACGAACCCCTGCAGTGAGATCATCTTACGCCCGTACAGTTTTTGTAATTTGTCAGAGGTGGTAGTCCGTGAAAACGACACGTTAGAGTCTTTGAAAGAAAAGGTACGGATAGCAACTATCTTAGGTACTTTACAATCAACCCTTGTAGACTTTAAGTATTTGAGGAAAGCATGGAAAGACAACGCAGAAGAAGAACGCTTGTTAGGTGTATCCTTGACTGGTATAATGGATCATCCCGTTTTATCAAAGAACGTAGACAGCAAGCGTTGGCTAGACGAAATGCGGGAACACGCGATAGAGGTCAACAAGAACTTTGCCCAGATGCTTGGAATCCCACAGAGTACTGCAATCACCTGTGTCAAACCGTCGGGTACTGTGTCTCAACTGGTGGACGCAGCAAGCGGGATACATGCACGACACAACGACCACTTTATAAGGACAGTACGTGGGGATAACAAAGACCCACTCACTCAGTTCCTTATAGATAGTGGTGTACCTGCAGAACGGGATGTGATGAAGCCCGACAACGTTACAGTGTTTAGCTTCCCCATGCAGTCTCCTAAAGGGGCCGTGACCCGCACACAAACCACAGCCATAGAGCAGCTAGAGTTGTGGAAGACTTACGCTATACATTGGTGTGAACACAAACCATCCATCACTGTTACTGTAAAGGAACATGAGTGGATGGAAGTAGGTGCGTGGGTGTATGAAAACTTTGATGTGGCATCAGGAGTTTCTTTCCTTCCCCACAGTGATCATACCTATCAACAGGCTCCGTACCAAGATATAGAACCTGATGATTATCTTGAATGGAAAAAACGCATGGAAGTGGTACACATAGACTGGGGTAAACTCACAGACTTTGAAAAGGAAGACAACACTAACGGCTCTCGTGAGCTTGCTTGCACTGCAGGTGTGTGTGAAGTTGTTGACTTGACAGCAGCGTGAACTGCTGGCACTGTAAAACAAAGTTGAGGTGGGTAGGTGATCACGACGTAGACGACATTACAGATAACAAGTATAGTATACTCAGTTGTCTTGAATGCCCTGAGTGTAAATCGTGGGTTGAAGTGTACTACCCAAAGGATAGTAACAATGATACAGATAAAGATAACACCTGAGATTATTAGTCGCGCCAAAAAGAAAGCTGCCTCTGTAGGTAATCTACAGGGCAGCATAACTGGCAGTCTTAGTAATGTCGTTGGTGCTATAGGAGAGGTGATCGTAAAGGACTACGTTGGAGGCAGTGACGCTAACAACAAGGACTACGATTTGATCGTCGGAAACAAACGGGTGGATGTCAAGACCAAGCGTTGTAACACCACACCGTCACCTAACTACGATTGTTCTGTATCAGCACACGGAACCAAACAGGACTGTGATAGTTACGTCTTTGTGCGTATCCTTACGGATCATAGCAAGGCGTGGATTCTTGGTGAGATACCAAAACAAACCTTCTACACAAAAGCAACCCGTTATAAGGTGGGTGACGTAGACCCAAGCAACGGCTTTGTTTTCAAGGCTGATTGTTACAATCTAGCAATACAGGAATTAGAACAGATAAATGTCTAACAATAATAAGGTGGCTAACCTGTTTACATTTCAGGCTAATCTAAAACAAAATGGCACCATAGAGTTGACGTGGGAAGGAGTCAAACCCGAAGAGTTTGAATCTACGATGTCAAGTGGACTTCCTGAATGGGAAGGAGCGCACTCAACAGCATCCCTTCTACGGTACCTTCGATCTATGGGAGATGAAATTATGGAGAAATCTAGAAACTACGTTTAGCGTTTCTTTTTCATCTTAGCCCCAGCAATTCTGTCTGCTTGGGTTGGTTTAGGATTTTTGTCTATCCCCGCTTTCACACTTAACATACCAAACGCAGAACCACCATTTGCCATACGCAACTTAGGAGTCTGCATCATCTGAGTCTGCATCTGATTCATGTCACGCCCTGTCATGGTGTTGTTTTGCATCATGTTCTGTTGTGGCTGACTTGCTGACATCATACCACCCCCGTAAGCTTTCTTGCGGGGTTTTTTCTTTGCTACGCCGCCATACATCATGGGCTTACGTTGTGGCATACCGCCATACATCATTCCCTTACGAGGGCCGTTGTTGTAGGTCTTCATTAGTCAGTTTCCTTTTCTGCTAATTCTTTTTCACGTTTTTGAATCAGGTCAGCTTCAGCTACTGCCCAATCATCTACTACTTCACCAAAGTTCATTCCTAAAGCTCCTAATTCTGTAACTATGAAATCATTAACTAAGGTTTTAAAGTTATTGAGATCAGCCTTTGTCATTCTTTTAGGGAACAACATCAAGTCCAA